AAATAGTTAACATCAGTTAACAATCTAAAGTGAGCCATTTCATAATTATCAAAATAAATACCTGGTTGGTTATCAAATGTTCCTAAGTTAGGAGTACCATAATAACCAGAACCACCAGCAAAAATACCTTCTGGTGAATATTTAAATCTTACAGCATTTGGATGTTCTTTGTCATAGTTTTCTTGACGTTCAATGTGGTATGCTGTATAAGGAATTACATTATAAACACCATATTTTTCAGCAATTTCCATTTTAAGGAAAAAGTCACCATATTTACACATTTGGTGAATCCAAGACCACAAATTAAATTCAATGTTTAATACATCATAGAATAAGTTATATAATATTTGTTGAACATCATCATCACTTGATTTAATATGAAGTACCTCACCCATATCATTTTTTAAAGTACATTCATCAGAAATAATATCAAGAGCTGAAGCAACAATTGCATCATAATCCATGTTATCATAATCTGAGTAAACCATAGTACGTAAGTACTGCCAGTTTATATTAATTTGGGAACCTAATAAAGAAGTAGTAGATGGAGAATATAATCTGTTATATCTATCCATTAAGGAGTTTGTTGCTATATCTCCGGACTGTTGAATAGAATCAACATCCATTACTTTTAATTCTGTCATGATCTGTTTGAATAGAATATGGATTTCTAGGTTTATTGCTATTATATCCTCCAAGATAATTAGTTTTGCTCATATTTCCAAGTGTAGCACGAGTCATATCATGAGACATTTGCTGAAATTTTAATGAAGTGTCTCTTAGAAACATTCCAATACCAAAACTCATTACTAAGTCATCATTATAACCCGTTTGGGCTTCAGGTCTACCATTTTTCCAAACAAACACTTTCATTTCCTCTAATAATCGTTTTGAACGTATTGTTACAGAACGATCACCAACATATTCTCTAAATTTATTTACAACTAATGGTCTTGTTCTTAAAGACATTGTAAATCCAGGTGTCATATCAGATGAACCTTCGAATACTCTTAGATATGATTCGGCTGTTAATTGGTCTGATTTTGGTGAATGGTATAAATTGCGATAACCTCTTTCAATAATAGCATCTAATGTTGCCCAACCAATTGAGGCATTTTCAACTACCAACATAGCATTATTATATTCAGATCCTAAACCTACTAAAAAATATCCAAATTCTTTAGGTGGTAATTGTCCTTTATATTCAGCAACCTGTGTATTAGTTGCTATATCAATAACGTGGGCTGCTGAGGAGTCTTTACCATCACCTCTAGCTACGTCCGCTACTATCATATATTCTCTACTATAATCAGCAGGTTCCCAAACCCATAAATTTTGATCAGCACCTCTACGTTCAATCGGGTCTTTAATTGTTGTTTGTTTTATAAATTCTACCCATTCAGGATAAAATACAACATCACCTGAGGTACTAAAATCACAATCACATTCTTGTGCTGCTAATCTAGGATCACCTAATAATTCATCTTGTCTTTTTCTCCATGCTTCATCTCGTTCAGGGTGAACATACCAAGGTAATTTAATTGGTAAAAAATCATTATCTTGAGATTCTGCTGAAACCCAAGTTTTATGGAACCAGTTACCAGTACCGTATGGAGTTGATAATACAATCGCTCCACCACCAGTTGCTAAGGTTTGTTGAGCAGAAGCCCAAATTTCACCAATTTGTTCAATAAATGCGGCCTCATCGACTATCAATAAAGATACTGCTTCTGAACGACCAGCATCCGAACTTGCTGATGTAGCTTTAATTTGTGAACCATTACTTAATCGTAAGGATAATTTATTATTTTCTTCAGCCGTTATTTTTAACCAAGAAGGTAAATTATCAAACATAAACTTAACCTTCGTAACCATGTTACGAGCGGTTTCTTGTTTAGTTGCAATACAAAGTACGTTTTTATCTTTATGGAATAACATTAACCACAAAGAATAACCTGCGGCTAATGTTGATATACCTAACTGACGAGATTTTAATACAATTGAGTATGGATTATCTCTAAATAAACGTAATGTTTTTTCTTGGAAAGGATATAAATTGAATATTACTCTACCACGTTGAGGATGTTGAATGTGGCAGTATTTTTTCATAAAGTGAGCAGGATCTTGAGCACACTTTAAGTATTCTTCTCTGATTATTTGTTTTAAGTCTTGACTCATATTATTTAGAGATTTGCCAATACACCCCTGCCTTAAGCATAGGTTCGAAACGAGTATTGACTCCTACTCCTGCTCTATAGATGATTTTACCTTTTCTTTCATATAAACCATCTAAGGAAATATAACTTGTTTTACCTACACCTACTGAAGGACCAGCATAAAAAGCATGTTTTCTAACAACCTCTTTTGTTATTATTTTTTCAATTTCTTTGTATCGGATTTTATAATCTATACTTTTATCTATTTTATATAAAGGATTTTCACTAACTATTTCATATTTTACTTTAATTTCTGTTGAATCATTTTTTATAACCATTGAATCTCTTGTCAATACAAAAGGTAAAACTTGATATACAGGAATTGAATCGTGAATAGTATCTGTTAAATAAATTTTTTCCCATTTAGGTTTATAAATAGTTTCCTTTTTAGTAAAAGTATCCCACTTGTATTTTATGGTGGTTTGGGTATCTATTTTAGTAACAATAGTATCACCGTTACATTTAGTAAGCCAAATGATTACAGCAATTAATATTGCTATTACTAAATAAGGAAACCCTTTTTTCATAATTAATCAACCAATCCACCTGTATCAATTTTAACGTCTCTTTCTTTAAACGCTTTAACTAATTCAGGTTTCTTTATAAATTGTTTAAGGGCAGCCATTTTTTTATCTTTAGCTTCTCCCTTTTCCATATCTTTAATTTTTTTAACTAAAGTTTTTAATTTGTCTTTAAAATCTTCAAATTCAGTATTTGATACTTTAAATTTAGAAGGAGCACCTTTTACTTTTTCTTTTGCTAATTCAGCTTTAGTAGGTTCTCTATCTTCATCTTCTTCTTCTAAAGTAACACTACCACCAGCTTTTAAAGCATTGATAGCAGTAGTTTTATCTTTTGCTTGAGAAAATTTAGGATCTTTTTGTAAATCATCAACTGCTCCCGCTCCCACATAAGTACCCTCATCTATATCTTCTTCAGATAATATTTCGTAAATGTAATCTTTGATTTCTTTTTTTAAATCAGATGTTTTCATATTTATAAATATTAACCAAAAATTGTCTCTTTAATTTGCGCAATACGTTCTTCAGTTGTTCCTGATAAAGTTGTTAGATTTTTAATACGATGTTTATTTTCTCTAAGATTTAAGCCAATAAGAAAATCAATTAATTTTCTATCTTCAGTATCTGTTTCTCTTACTCCATTATCTTCAATTTCAACTCCTACTGGAGATACATAAAATATGTAATCATATTCATGAAGTAAATTTTTAGCTAGTCCACAAAAAGCTTCTGCCTCATAATAGTTAATAGATTTAGCTGCTTTAGTAAACGACATTACATCAATTACAGTTCTATCTGTAATAACATTTTCATTCATCAATTCAGCTGTTCTTTCAGCTAAAAATATAATTTGACCTTTAATAGTAGAATCAGTATTCAATGGAATACCTAAATCACGTAAATACTTTGAACGTTCAGTTGCAAAATTATAATCTGCAAATTCAGGTAATTGCTTTAAAGCATTTACCAATGTAGTTTTACCTACACTCATTGTTCCACATAAACCTATTTTCATAATTAACCAGCGTTTCTTGAGTTTGTGATTGATGGATTTTTAAACCAAGGTAAACCCTCACGATTACGTCTTGCTTCTTTCCAACCATCTAAAGTATATTTAATTCCATGAATGTAATATTCTTTTTTACCATCAGGATGAATCAATGCTGCTTCATCCCAATTATGTAGCTTACCTTCCCAAACCCAAGCTATAGTACCATCTGCTCTCTTTAATTTTTTGCTAAATTCATATTTTGTAGCCATAATCGAAATATAATAAATTTATTTTAATTTTCCAAATTATCTCCAATTGATTATATCCCCATGAACATTATCCCATTCACATTCTTTAACTAAATTTTCTACAGCTAAAATACCTTGTGCTCCTGAAACTGTAATACCACGAGCTGATAAAGCATCTCCTACAAAATGAACATCAGGATATTCTGATAATCCTAAATCTTTATGATTTACAAGTGGTTCAGGGGACAAATATTTTACCTCAGGAATATAAACTCCCCAATCGTCTTTAAGTGTTGGGAATACTTTTTTCATATCTTCAATAAAATCCTCTATATAATTCCAATATTCACCCATAACTTCTTTTACACCATCTAAAAATTCAATTTGGAAAGCATTAATTTCTTCACCTTCAGACGTTTGGGATGGAACACGAGAAGGTGAATAATATAAACCTCTACCTCCAAATTGTAACTTGTTTACAACATTACGTGACCATTCAAAGGGGTTATTAATTCCGTTAATTTCCATCAAAATACCAAAATTAGTCATATCGTTTCTATATTTTGGATCTTTTTTAGCATGACCATTGTAAGACAAATCACCATAAGTTTCTTCTACAGCAACATAAGCAGCATTATTATTTGTACAAAATGAACGTAATGATACACCCTTATCTTCAAACTTGCGATACAGTTTAAAATCATAACTGATATCGATTAGTTTTTGAAAGTGTTCTTGTGGTGCTTCAAATCTAACTCCAATTTGTACTGATTTAGGTTCTGTTTCTAATTGATATTCATCTTGAAGAGATTGAGCAAAATCTATACCTGATTTACCTACACCAAATATTAGTTTATCATATTCTATAGCATATTGACCTTCTTTACCATTTACAGTTAAATAAACTAAATCAGATTCAAAATCAATTTTAAATACACGTTCATTCCAAATAAAATTAACATCTTTAGATATTAAATAATCATACCAATTTTTGCCAATTTCATGTAAATAATCAGTACCTACGTGCCATACTGGAAATAAACGTAGTCCAAAATAGGGTTTAATAAAATCAGGTTCTTCTACTGGATTTGAACATTGTACTTCTTCTGGTTTGGGGTGAAAACGTTTAAAGTTAGTAATAACTTCATCCATTAATTTCATTGCTTTCTTTTCACCAACATACTTAGATAATTGACCTCCAATTGCTGTATGGTAAGTTAATTTACCATCAGACCAACCACCAGCACCTAAAAAACCTGTCATTACTTCTTCAGGTTTACGTCTGTAAGGGTCATTTCCCATATCAATAATGGTAATATCTTGTCCCGGATAACCATTGTCTACTAATTTAGTAGCAGCATTAACACCTGCTACACCTGCTCCTACGATTATGATTTTCTTTGCCATATATTTAACACGTTAATATAATAAAAAAAGCTGTGGTCTCAAAATTGAGGCCACAGCTCTCTAAAAAATTCTTTTTAAGCGACGGGCTATGAATCCGTCTATAAATTAAGATACTAATGCTTTAATAGCAGGATAAGCATTAACTATGGTTTCTTCTCCTTTAGCTATAGTCTTTAAAGAAGTTAAAGCGGTTTGAAACCAAGAAGCTTTACTTAAACTGCTAACTGCTTCTACACCATAACCAGCAGCCATACCTCCTACTACAATTGCATATATTCCTTTAACTATTAAATCTAATTTCTTTGGATCTTTAATAAAGAATCCTAAAACACGTTTAATTGGAGCTTGAAATTCCATTTCATTATCATGAGCCCAATGATGGATTTTTTCAGCAATATCTTCACCTTTTTTAAAGTTTAATTTTTTCATTAATTTTGCTGAATATTTGGAAATAAATCCTACAATGGAATTAGCTGTCATTATAGCTGCTATTGCAGATGCTATAACTGCCTCATTTAATTCTTTACCATCTTGAGATTTTGCTTTAAGTTCTTTTTCTAAAGCAGCTGCTATATCTTTAGAAGCAGCCATCAATTCAGCATCAAATGCTTTTTCTTCAGCACTGCCTTCTTCTTCAAATTCTTTTAAATTTTTTTCTAACTGTCCTTCAGTTAAAAATTTTCTTAAATCAAATGTATCTGCGGGTTTCATTATTGTAATGTTCCTGAGTTATTAAATACTGGTATACCAATAGCTTTCATTGCTGTAATAAATTCAGCTACAGTACGTACTTGAGGTGTGTATCCTTGAATATCGGCACTTAGGTAATCATTAGTAGTAAAGTTAGTTCCATCCGAAGGAAAAACATAAGCCATTACTCTACATAAAGTACCTGCTGCCCCTTGGTTTGAAAATTGTGGGAAACAAACAGTGTAACTATTTGCTGCTCCTAAAGGTACTCTTTGAGCAACATATATTGGATTCCCGGTTGCTGGGGAGTTAAAAGTAGCTTGTGTTGATGTTGGATCTGGATCAGCATCTTATGCTATTACGAAATATTCACCAGTCATGATTCCTGTTTTATATGCTCCTGAAATAGGGCCAAAACCACCAGTTGCTCCTGCTGTTGAAGATATTACTGTAAAGTTTTTTGTTCCAGCATCAGCTGATGATACTCCTTAATTAATATATGTTGCCATTGATTATAAATATTATGATTTATGTATTTTTAATTTTAATGTTCCTGTTCCTTTAATAACACGATGCCATTCGTGTTTTGGAATAAATATGGGTTGATTTATAGAAGTTGGTAATTGATTATCTAATTGTAATTTCCAATCTGTTTCACCAATTATTTCAACTGTTCTATTTTCATCATCACGATGCCATAACAATTCTATAGGATCTATATTTTCGCTAAATTCACGAACAATATATTTATCTGTAATTTCTATATCTTTATACGGTTTTGTCATCGGTAATAGGACCACCAACAACCCAAGCATCACAGGTTCTAGCAGCAGCACATTTAAATTTTAAAAATCTACAATATCCAAGCTGTCCAGCTTCAATTACATCAAAAGGATCTTCACTACCCTCATCATTACCTATTCCCTTAGCAATACAATTTAATGTCTTTTTTGTTATATCAAACGCAGCACAATTACCGCATCTAGAGGTTTTAGCTTCTTCTACAGAATCTAATTTCCACATATCCGCTTTGGCTTGCCAAAACTTATTATTAGGTTCATTCGGATTTAAAGGACCATA